TCTCTTCTATCCGCTGACCAAATAAAAACTATAAAAGAAAAGGTGAGTAAAGGTGGAAAAGGAAAATGATATTGTTGAATGGTCTCCAGACCATATGCTGGAAATTACAATTAACGAACCTGATGATTTTCTTAAGGTTCGTGAAACATTAACCCGTATTGGCGTTGCTTCTCGTAAAGAAAAAAAACTATTTCAATCATGCCATATATTGCATAAACAAGGTAGATACTTCATTGTGCATTTTAAAGAATTGTTTATGTTAGATGGTAAGAAAGCAAATTTAGAAAGTAATGATATTGCGCGTAGAAATACTATCGTAACATTATTATCTGATTGGGGATTGGTTAATTTTGTAAAAAAAGAAGAACTTGATATTGCGCCATTGCGTCAAATCAAAGTAATTTCATATAAAGATAAAAATCAATGGGAACTTTGCCCCAAATATAATATTGGAAATAAGTAATATGGATGCTGTATCAAATTCTAAATTTGTACCATACGTACCAGTATATCCAAATTCAGAAAACATTGATGCGCACCTAAGAAAAGAAAGGCTCCGCGTGGTTGAAGCAGCCACGCGGGCAGAAATTAAAATCAATAGCCGCAAAGAAGTTATAGCCAGAGCAAAAGAAATTCAAACTCTAAGAGACCAAGCTGCGGTCCGTTATAACGGTGATGGTACAGTAAATCCAAGCCCAATTCCACAAGGTCAATTAATTGATTTAGAAGTGTAAAAAAAATGCACGCTGCCTATGTACTTTTTGCATAAAAGTATTATATAATACTATATAAATAATTACGGATGCCAGTTTAACTGGGTCCATTTTTAATCTTGCTTGCTCAAAAGGAGATAACAATGACAGGCTTACAACAACTATTCCCACGGTCATCTTTTGTTGGTTTCGATCATCTATTCAATGAACTAGAGTTCACTGCTAAACATGCTCAAGACCATTATCCCCCACATAACATTATTAAGACATCAGAATCTGATTATCTGATTGAATTAGCTATTGCTGGGTTTACGAAGGATGAGATATCTGTAGAAGTTAAAGATAGAACCTTGACTGTTACAGGGGAACACGTTTCTAAAGGAAGAGAATTTATCCATCGTGGCATTTCGACAAAGAAATTTAAACGAACCTTTAGGCTGTCCGAACATGTAAATGTAAACGGAGCAGATATTCAGGACGGAATTCTGGCAATTGAATTGCAGTATATAATTCCTGAATCAATGCGTCCTCGTAAAATCAATATTGGTCAAACGGGGAAACAAAATGACACAAGCAATACTAGCAGCCCACAGCTACTCAACGAGGGCAGTTGAACTTATCATCGAAGCACTAAGAACTCTTATTCAGCATAGAGCGAATCGCAAAATGATTCGTGCAACTGAAAAAGAGCTATCTAAGTTATCAGATAATGAGTTATCAGATATTGGACTTTCACGCGGCGAAATTTATCACGTTGCGCGTTCAAATGAAAATCTAAGAGGGTGGGTCTAATGACAACTTTAGTAGCAAACTATGTCTTCTCACCCTTGTCGGGTTTTTGGTCTGCATTCGATCGTTTCATCCAAGTGGTGGGATACTCGAGAGCGGCCGCGGAGCTCGCAAGGCTTGGTTATCAAGAGGAAGCGAAAGCGTGCATGATGCAAGTTGCCAAATTGCGTGACTAAATAACAAAAAATCAGAGGGCGGGAAATCGCCCTCTTAATCACACACACAGGAGTCTATTATGACTAATAAAAATCCATTCGAAATCCGTGCAGACATCCTTGCTATGGCAAAGGACTATATGGATAAACAAGTAGAACTAAATACAGCTTTGTTTGCCCAAATGGTAGAAGCTGGTAAAAAAACTATTGAAGAAGTCCCAACAATGTATACGATGGAAGAGCTTCAAGAGAAGGCGAAAGAAATGTATTCCTTTGTTGCTGAGAAAAAATAATGAGAACTTTTTTAAAATATTTCGTATAAAATAAAAAGGGGGTTTACAACCTCCTTTTTTTATGGTAGAATATACCAAACGGAGGTAATCATTTGGAATTCTATACATCAGTAAATCGTTACGGCAATTCTATTTTGTACCGTGGCTATACCGCTAACGGTAGCGCTATTCAAAATAAAATTAAATTTGCTCCTACGTTATATCGTGCATCTCAAAATAAGTCTGAAATAAAGTCTTTATTTGGCCATGATTTAGTACCTGTAAGAGGTATTAATAGTATGCGCGATGCTAAAGAATATGTTGAGCAATATAAAGATGTAAATGATGTTAGCATATTTGGTACAACAAATTATATTCATCAGTTTATTACAGAAAAATTTCCAACTAATATTGATTTTAATATTAAGCATATTAATGTTGTAAACTTTGATATTGAGGTGGCTTCAGACAACGGATTTCCAACGCCAGAAGAAGCAGCTTATCCAATTATTTCCATTGCACTAAAATCTAGTAAGTCTTCAGTCTACCAAGTCTGGGGATTAGATTCATATGATCCAGCCAAGTGTGATATTAATTTATATGGTGATCAAATTCAATATCACCATTGCAATTCTGAAGAGGAATTGCTAGCAAAGTTTCTTGGTTATTGGACTAAAAACTATCCTGACGTAATTACTGGTTGGAACTCTCGCTTTTTTGATATTCCATATCTTGTAAACCGTATTACATTGATTGGTTCAGAAACAGCCGCAAGACGCCTTTCACCTTGGAATATGGTAAATCCACGTGATGTAAAGAAAATGCAAAGGATCTTACCAGCATATGAAATAGTTGGAATTCAACAGGCAGATTATCTTGAATTATTTCAAAAGTTTGGTTACTCATATGGTGCTCAAGAATCTTATAAGCTTGATCATATTGGCTATGTTGTTCTTGGCGATCGTAAGCTATCATATGAAGAACATGGTAATCTATATTCTTTGTATAAAGAAGACCACCAAAAGTTTATTGACTATAACATTAAAGATGTTCAGTTAGTAGATCGCATTGATCAGAAAATGGGCCTTATTTCTTTGGCTTTAACTATGGCGTATAAAGGTGGTGTCAATATTAACGATACATTTGGTACTACTAATATTTGGGAATCAATTATCTATCGCCGGCTATTAAGTAAGAATGTTATTTGTCCAGTCGATCAGATTAAAAAAGTTCCATACTCAGTTCTTGGCGCTACAGAAACTTCTATTAGACACCCTGGCCCTAATGCAAGAGAAAATGGCCAACCCCATACTATTGCAGGCGGTTATGTAAAAGATCCACAGGTTGGCTCCCATGACTGGGTAGTATCATTTGATCTTAATTCTCTATATCCAAATATTATTGTTCAACAAAATATTTCGCCTGAAACGCTTATTAAAGATTACACTATACGCTTTCCACAAGGCGTAGATTATTATCTTTATGAACATGATCGTACAAAGCAAGTTAGTGATACGTATGCTCTCGCCTCATCTGGCGTGCCCTATGACCGGAAAAACCAAGGTATTATTCTTGAATTATTTGTTGACTACTATGCTGAACGTTCAACTATTAAACGCCAAATGCTTGATGCGCAATCTGCATATGAGAAAACAAAAGATAAATCTCTTCTTTCTAAGATTAACCAAGCTGAAAACAATCAGATGGCCATTAAAATCTTGCTTAACTCTTTATATGGCGCTCTTGCTAATAAGTACTTTAAATATTTTGATAATGCACTGGCAGAATCTGTTACACTTACTGGCCAGACTGTTATCAAGTGGGCCGAGCAATGTATGAACAAAGCCATGAACGATATTACAAAAGCCGATAAAGATTATATTGTTGCTATTGATACCGATTCGATCTATGTCAATATGGGTCCTCTTGTTGAAAAGTTTAAACCAAAAGATCCTGTTAAGTTTTTAGATAAAATATGTAAAGATCATTTTGAAAAAATTATGGCAAAATCATATGATGAGTTTTTCTTTATCATGAATGGCTATACTCCTCGTATGGAAATGGCTCGAGAAGTTATTGCTGATCGTGGCATATGGACAGCAAAGAAAAGATATATTCTAAACGTACATAACTCTGAAGGCGTACAGTTCGCCGAGCCCAAGCTCAAGATGATGGGTATTGAAGCTATTAAGTCTTCTACTCCTGAAGTAGTTCGCAATAAATTTAAAGAAGTGTTTAAAGTAATCATAAATAGTTCTGAATCTGAAACTCAAGCATTTATTGCTAATTTTAAACAAGAGTTTAATAGCTTACCACCAGAAGCAGTAGCATTCCCGCGCGGTGTAACAGCTATAAACAAATGGAAAGATAGTAAACTAATATACACAAAAGGTACACCAATTCATGTTCGTGGATCTCTGTTATATAACAACCGGCTTAAGCAATTAAATTTATCTAAACGTTATGAGTCAATTAAAACTGGTGAAAAGATTAAGTTTATTTACTTAAAAGTTCCGAATCCTACAAAAGAAAATGTTGTGTCATTTCCTGGGGTTTTGCCTAAAGAATTTGGTTTACAACAGTATATAAACTATGATATAATGTTTGAGAAGACGTTTATTGAGCCGCTAAAACCAATCCTTGATGCTATGGATTGGACGCATGAACCGGTAGCAACCTTGGAGGAATTCTTTGTATAATGTATTCTTTGACTGTATTCACCAGTAGATTTGATAATAAAACAGATAAAAGATTTGATTTTGAAACGTGGGAT